GTGAGCTCGACGTCGCGATCGAGGCGCGTCTCCGGCGGCAGGTCCACGCAGTCATCTAGCGAGAAGCGGATCGAGGGCTGCAGCACCTTGTGCACGTCGTCGAGCGCGGTGGGTTTCGCCCGCCAGGTGTACGGGCCCGTCTGATCCATCGTCTTTTCCTTGAACGCGCGGAAGTACTTAGGCACGTCAGGATTGGTCGGGTTGATCAGTCGAGCTTGAGCCCAAGCATCCGTCACCTCATTGGGAATTGGAGCGCCCGTCATCCCAAGAGCTCGCCGAGGAACTTGCTTATTGATGATGGTGTTGAGCGCTTTCCAACGATCAGTCGACTGGTTTCTCGCCATCGCTACTTCATCCACGATGACCATGTCGATATCCGATCGTTCTGCCAGCTGCTCAAGGATGACCTTGGCCCCGTCAATGTTGATGACGTAGATGTCGTGCTCGGCGGCGAGTAGCTTCTTCCTTCGTTGAGCCGACCCGTAGAGCACAGCACATGATAGATGTGGAAAGCTTCGAAAGACAGTGTCGGCCCATGTACGCTCGAGAGTAGATAGCGGAGCCACAACCAATACTCGTTTGACCGCGCGAACTGAGCGTAGGTAATCATAAGTCCACAGGGAGCTTGTCGTTTTACCCGTCCCCATCGAATTTAGAATAAAGGCTCGGGTGTGCTGAGTGGCGAACTCACAGGTTTTAAGCTGCGCATCAAATGGCTTATAGGGACCTGGCCAGTCGTAATAGAAACCGATGGGGGAGGGGACGTCCCAGCCAAGGTTGCGCAGCACTGTTGTCTCGTCCGGCCGGTGAGGTACTGCCACCAGCACTTCCCCCTGATGCCGGACCAGCTTCGCGGTTGGAATGACTTCCGTGATCCGCTTCGGATTTTTTAATCTAAACAGCACGCACTTCTTTGGCTGCCAAATTAGCATGATTTACTTTTTCTGTTTAGAAGGGTCGTAAGTCGCAGAACCCTTACGCCAGCCTCGGTTGGTCTTCTCGTCGACGACTCGCAAATTGGACTTGGTTGTGGTGCCGCCATTAATCAGCGGTTTTTTATGATCCACGTCCTTGCCGTCGCCTTTGTGTACGAGGCCAGCTTTCAGTGCGTGAGCGCGCGCCAGGTTACGCGCTTCCCGATTTTTGACTTGTTCGGGCTGCGCCTCGTAGGCGGCATTGTACTTCTTGTCGTAAGCGGTAGGTTTGCGGGCCATTTACTTTCTCGTTCCAGTTAGCACTTGTGGATTCTTTGCAACGATCTCGCGGATACGAACGTGGTTGTGTCCGAGGTAACTGCAGATCCAGGCGAAGGCGCCGACGGTCATGGCGTCACTCGCGAACCAGCCTTTCAGTCGGCTCGCGCTGAATCCACCCGCACGGGTATCCCTGATTCCGTTCTCGATGTTGTCGACGGCGCTGATGTCGCGGATCGCCTGCAACAACACACCAGCCCAAAGCCGTCGGAAACCTGCTGCTTCCCCGTCGACGGCGACGGTCGTGTCCATCTCGGTGTAGATCATCGGTTGCTCCGCTCCCAGTCATCGCGGCATGCGCGGCAGCACCAGCGGCGCGGCACAACCTCGTCCTGCTCAATCGGTTCGTCACACTGCAGGCAGTTAGCACTGCCAGTGATCGGTTTGTTAGCAGCCACCACCATGGAGATGGCCGCCCGCGTCATCAACTCCTCTGCTTCGGAGGCGTTGTCAATGAAATCCGCTGACATCCTGTTCCTCGAAAAATTGCTTCAACCTGCTAACATCATCGATCACAAGAACAAGGCCGCCAGCATCGCGGATCTCCTTGTGTCGGCGCAGCTGCATCTCCGAGGGTGTGCCGCCTGGCGCCTTCGCTTCGATGCCGAAGAACTGCCCGCGCCAGCAGCACACAAAGTCAGGAATCCCATGGGTTCCCATCCCGTTGGAGACCGGCATATAGTACCAGCCGGCCATCTCTGCCGGAATCTTGCCGCCCGCCGGCATGAAGCCGCGGGCAACAAGTTCCTTTTTGATGTCCGCTTTGACGCGCCCTTCAGGAGTCGAGGCCATCGGGAGCTTCCTCATCCATGGTTGCGAGCCACAGGCGCTGCGCGAGTTCGCGCTCGAGCGGCGTGTACTTGTCGGGCTGAAACATCACGAGCTCGACCAGGTCGATGCACGGCAGGGCGGTATATTCGGTCTGCTGCAGGATCATTTTGCTTTGTAGTGTTCGCAATCGGTGACGGGGCACCATCCATTACACAGCCCGCTAGGCCTAGCGGGCCACTGGTCCTTCTCATACGCAAGTTCGAGGCGGCGGACTCGAGGGATAAACTCTTGCCAGATCACTGGCACCTCGTCCCTTCGGTACACCTTCTTCTCGACCTTCTTACTCTTCAACCAGATGAAACCAGTTTGCACCGACTCCAGCTTCGGCCAGTGCGCGAACGCGTAGCCTGCATACAGCATCAACTGCTCGGACGGCTTGTACTTGCCCGTCTTGTAGTCGACTAACACCCCGTGGTTCTTGTGGATCACCGTCAGGTCCACGTTGCCCCGCGACCACGAACTCCAATAATCTACTGCCTCGAAGTTGCGGTCAACTGCTAACTTCTTCTCTACATATTTGGTTCCCGGCATCGCTGTTAGCGCGTTAGCGATACTCTGCCACTGCGTCATGCCTTCCGGGAGCAGGGTGTTGTCCTCGATGGCGGCCTCGAACGCCTTATGGACCTTGTCGCCCCACTCGGTTGCTGCCGTCGGCTCGAACTTGAACCGCCTCAACACCGTCTTTGCGTGGTACTGCCGTGGACAGGTTTCGAACCCGTCCAACTGGCTGTACGTCCACGCCTTCATGTCAGGCATGTAATATTTACTCCGTTATTCGTATAGATGCCGTACTTGTTACGTAATGTAACGAGATGATAAACCGTCATTTCCGGCTGTCAATAGCTTTTTGTAGCGCCTGCCCCACAGCAGACGCCGGAGCCGCCACAGTAACGGTTCTGCGGCGCTTTCGGATGACATGACTTTCGTTCGGTATCTCACTTAGCATCGCTTGGAGCTCCTGATTCTTCGTATCCCAGAACTGTTCGATGAAAAGTCGCTTATCCTCATACGAAATCTCGCCACCGTGCTGCGCCACCCACTGCGCGGCGCGCCGCTCTACGTACTCGTCGCGCTCGGCCAGCCAGATGGCCTGCACTTCGTGGGCGAGGCGGTTGCGTTCGTCCAGGCCAAGCTTGGCGCCGGTGCGTCGCTCCTCGAGCTCGACCGCTATCTTGAAGCGGCGTCGCTGCGCGGCCATGTACTGGCGCTGGTACGCGTTGCGGTCCTGGTCGCGCTTGAACGCCGCGACCGCGATCAGATTCTCCATGGCTTGCTCGTTCTGCCGGCCGATCACGAGGAGCTCGTTGAGCACCTCAGCGTCGCCTGCCTCATCCTTATAGGGGAGGGCACGCTTACGCTTCACTTCCGTGCGCAGGCCACGGACCTTGTGTGGGAAATAGGGCACGTGCACGAGGTACTCGACAGCCGCTTTAGCACGTTCAAGGTCGTAAGAAATCATATCGTCTGTATATAGATTGTGATTCATACGTACACTATACACACGTTGTGAGAACTTACAACCGTGTTTGTTAATCTGTTCGTGCGCTATCCTACTTACAGTCCCCATATGTTAGCCCCCCAGCAGCTTCACAACTAATTGGTAAACCGGTTGCCCACTTGGGCACCTTCTTCATCACTGTCAACATCAGGTCGATCATCCACTGCTTCTTGTCCTCCGGCACGATGCCGATCACCTCGTCGTGGGTGGAGGCGGCGACGCGGTGGCGGCGGCCCGGCTGATCAAGCGGACGAACCTGCTGGTCGATCATAGCCATCTGATTGAAAACGACAATTCGGGCCAGAGCCTGGACGATGTTCTCAACTACCTTCGCGCCGTACAGCTTGACCCAGCCGCGCTTGGTCTTGTACTTGGCGCCGTCCTTGTCCCGGGTAAGCTCGGGGTAGCGGATCAGCATGCCGTTCGGCAGGTGGATGCCGTCCTGGTCCCACAAAAGCTCGACACCGACCCCGACGTACGCCTCGTAGCCCCGGCAGACGTTATTCAGTGCGTCGTTGCATTGCTTCCACAGCTTCACGATCTCGCCGTACTTGTGGCGGTAGAGGTCGACGACGCCCTGCGCAAACTCCACACCACCGGCGATCTTGGCCTTCTTCAGCTGGCGGTGGAAGTTCTCGCCACCCATGCCGAAGCCGAGCCCCAGAATTGCAGTCTTGCCGACGAAGCCCTGCTCAAAGTGTGGGAAGACTTCCTGGCCCGCCACGATGATCTTGGTCTTCCGGTTGATCGGCTCCTGATAGATGTCGGTGGCGAACTCGGAGTAGATGTCCGCGCCGGCGGCGAACCGCTCGACAAGATCCCACTGACCAGCTAACCACGCGACCACGCGCGCTTCGATCTGGGCCGAGTCACAGGCGACCACCACGTGGCCCTTCGGCGCCTTCATGCTGGCTCGCAGCTTGCCGCCGCGGGTCAGGTTCTGCAGGTTGACCTTGTCGCCGCCTGAAGCGCGGCCGGTGTGCGCTCCCCAGTAGTGGTAGTACACAGGGAGCAGGCCGCGCGCCTGGATGCCCAGGAAGCTCTCAGCGCGAGTCTCCTCGATGGTGGACTTGACGCCAAGGCGAGCCGCGACCACTGCCTGGACCATGGGGTCTTCGTGCTCGAGGAGAATCTTGAATGCTTCATCCTGCTTGGAAAACGCATACGTGAGGACGGGTTCTCCAGATGGGTTGGTCTTCGTGTTGTTCGTCTTCGCAAGGGACACCTTCATCGGGGGTTCGACGCCCAGGCGATCCAGCACCTCGGCGAACTTGTCGTTCGACATCAGGCCTTCCTTGCCGCCACAGAAGGCCTCCACCTTCTCGAGCAGCCGCGCCTTCATCGCCTGCACCGTGGCTCGGTGCTCGAGCAGCGTGGTGCGGTCAAGCTCGAACACCGGGTCCGTGAACATGCGCACCATCATGTCGATGATGTACATCTCCTGCGGGGTGCTGAACTGGCGCATGATGTGGAAGATGACATGTGTCAGATCCACGTCGTTCTTGCAGTAGCCCGCGTACGCTGCGAACTCGGCCGGCGTGAAGTCCGCCCGGCGCTTGCCCTTCGCGTTGAGCACCTCCTTGCCTTTCTCGCTCATCGTGAACTTCTTGGCCAGCGCGTCGAGCGAGCAGCCCACCGTGTTGCCAGTCACCGGCCGGGCCATCGACAGCGTGTCGAGGTACATGCCGGGCCGCGCGCCGTAGCGCCACTCGAGGATCGCGCCATCGAACGCAGCGTGGTGGGCGATGAACTTCTTGTTGGAGAGGTTCAGGTCGCGCAGCGCCGCGCCGATGTCGGTGGAGTCGACGATGTAGGAGGGCTCATCGTTGATCTTCAACCCCAACATGATCGCCTCGAACCGAGGGTCGCGGATGTACGCCTCGGTGGTGAGACGCGTGAGGCTGTAGTCGGTGGCGTAGTAGGTCTCGAAGTCCCCGGTGACGATGTCAGTCATAGACGGCCGCCTTGTTGAATACTTCGTCCACCGCCTTGGAGAACTCCCGGCGGGTGACGGTGTTTTGCATGTCGTCGCACAGGCTCAACCCCACGCCGACGATCTTCAGCTGGTCGCCCGACATCCCCCACTGCTTGAGGAAGTCGTGGCGCGCGCCGACCTCCTGCATTGCCTGCAGCGCGTCGACCATGTCCTGCTTGGCGAGCGGGAAGTGCTCGTGCGCGAGGGTCAGGCCGATGTTCAGGCGACACACGATCGTGTGCCAGGCGCGGTCGTTGCCGTCGCCGCGGCGCATCTCATCGAGACACTGGTGCGGCGACATCTGCAGGAACATGGCGGCCTCCGACGTGATGCCGAAGGTCATCGGCAGCGACAGCCGCCTGCAGGGCGTGTGCTTCTTGCGTGGCTTCTTGTTGCCGGGCACGTTTACTTCTCCATCTGCATCGTGACGATGCCGACCTTGGCCTTGTCGAGTGCCTCGTCAAGCTCCGCAGCGATGTAGCGCTTGTTGGTCTTCAGGCTTCCGTTGTGGTCGTACGGCGTGCCGCGCGAGACGTGGACGACGTAGCCGTCCTCGATCTTCTCGAGCACGAAGGTGAAGCTGCCTTCGGGTGGCTTCGGTGTCGGCATACCCTGGATTCCGTTTGCGCCCATGACGGTCTGGTTGGTGAAATAGTAGGGGTCGATCGCGCTGTTGATGCTGTTCGCCACAACGCCTACGTTGTTCGCCAAGCTGGCAGCCTGCTGGTTCATGGCCTGCTGCGCCGCTGCGTTATTGGTAAACACGTCCTGTGCCGTTTTTGAGTTGAAGAAGTCACTGAGGCCGAACATCAGTTGGCCCTCGGGGTTTCCGCCGCGATCCGATCGGCCACGAGCTTCGCGTATCCGACGATGTCGTGCCAGTTGTCGTGGTAGTTCGGGTCGCCGTTGAGCATGCGGGCGATCTTGTCGGCGATGGTCTCCAGCGCCTGCGCCTGGTCGGCAGCGAGCCGGGACCAGCCGGGGTTCTTCCACATGGCGTTCTTGATGCCTTGGCAGATCTCAGCGTGGTCCGCGAAGGCGCCGTAGCGCGCGCCGCGCTCAGCCAGCGTTGCGTTGATGTCAGTCACTTCATCCTCTCCTCTACGGCCTTGGCCGTGGTGTATGCCTCGATCAGTTCCGGGTGCGCTTCCATCAGCCACACATAAAGCGCGGCGAGATCGGTGATGCGCTTTACCATCACCTCCTGCTGCGCCTTGAGCGTCTCGATGTCTCTCCCCTGGCGGTTGATGGTCGACTCGACATCGTTCGACCACGCGTCGAGCTCGCCGGTGGTAATCACCGGCATCCTCTGGCGTGACATTAAGGGCTTGATGTACACAATCTACCGCCCACGCGCTAACGTGGGCGCCATGTTAGCAGTTGATGTTCAATTCGCGAAGCACCCAATCGAAGTGCTCGACGCCTTCCATGTGCCGCGACTGGATGCGCGGCTCACGGCCACGCCCGAGGTAGATGATCAGCACCGAACGGATGGTGTCGATCGCGCGCTCGAGCATGACATGTGCCGAGTCATCGAGGCCGCCGCGCTCCAGGTGCTCCATCGCGTGGTGCATACGGGTGACCGTCTGCAGGATGGGCAGGGGACCGGCTTTCGTAGGACGCATCGTATGTTCTCTCGTAAGGATCGAGCCCCATGTGGAGCATCAGTTGGCACAGGCGCGACTCGACGCGCTGCAGTCGTTTCAGGTCATCATTGGACACGGAGGATCTCCACGTGGGTGTCGGTCGAGCCCACCACGCAGGTGTCGGCTCCGAATTTGCTGCGGGCGTACGACTGCGCGTTGGTCTTGAAGCGCATGCGGTCGGCGCCTTCGGGGTAGGGCAACTGGATCACGTCGCCGACATTCATCGCGGCGATCGGACCCTGGTAGTGATGCAGCAGGCTCGGGCCGACCAGGCCGCCGGTGCGCTTGCTCTTGCGCTGCTTCATGATCGGCTCGCCGTACTCGACGCCGTCACCCATGCGGATGTGGAACTGGGCGCCTGCTGCCTTCAGGATCATCAGGGCCTTTGCTGCTGCGACTTCTTGAACGTTCATTTGAGTGAGTTCCTGCGTGGTTGGTGAGTTAATTGCTGCGGTGCTGCTTAAAGGTTTCGCGGATGTCGGTTTTATGCGACGGCGTGTACTTGAACTTCGGGTCTGTGATCGGCGTGGAGGGCAACGTCGTCTTCATCGGGGGCGTCCTCAGATTCGTCTTCATCATCTTCCTCATCGAAAATCTCGTTGGCTTCGAGCGTCGCGCGCACCTGCTCATCGCTCGTCTGGTATTCGTGCTCGTTCTCGAGCTCGCCGTAGAGCTCGTCCATCAGGCCCTTGCAGATTATGTCGACCTCGCCCTGTAACTCATCGCACTGCTTCTCGAGGATCTCAAGGTGCAACTCCATCACGCTGTAGCGGAGCTCGTCGAACTCCTCGACGTATTCGTTCGGGATGTCCGTCTGGATGTGAGCGCTCACCGTATTGCTGTGGCTGTAGCGCGACGCATGGCGGCTGACGTAACAGCCGATGTGATCGCCCCAGCCAAGCTCCGTCATGAACTTCCACACCATCGGGTACTTGTCGACCAGCACGAAGTGCTGCATGAAGCGGTTGAGGTTCACCTTGCCCGCCCACGATGCACCGTCGCCTTGACTCCAGAAGCCGCTGAACTGGACGTCTTTCTGGTCGACGTCGATCCCGAACTCCTGGATCTTCCGCACGTGTTGAGCGATGACATGCCCATACCAATCGCCGTCATCGAGGTTGATGCTGCGATACTGGTCAAGCAGCGATTCGCTGATCGTTCCCATAGCGGATCTCCTCGGTGACGTAGGCGTTCGGGTAGTCCTTGTAGAGCCATTCGCGCAGCCGCTTCAGGCCAGCCTCGACGAAATCTGTGTCGGTGCGGTTCCAGCTGATCGAAGCGCGGCCGTGCTCGTACACCTTCTGCGCATCGTCACCCGTTGGCTCAGTCAGGCTGAGCTCATGCGGGCGAAGGTGGTGCAGGTTGCGGTTGGTCTTCTCAAACATCCCGCAGCGCGCCATCGTCAGTGACAGCGTGCGCAGCGTCTTCAGGTCCTTCGATGCTCGGGCCACGGCCCACTTCTGCAGGCGCGTGATGCGGTCGACGCAGACCTCGGGGTTAAGACACGTACCGTTGCGGAACTTCATATCCGCGCTGAAGGGCAGGCCGTTCACCCGCGTGGTGGCATCTAGGCCGACGGTCTTGCGATCCGAGGTGATGCTGACCTGTGCGATACACCAGATCCGCTCGCGCGTCGTCGGCGAGTCATACCAGCCGCTGCTGTGCAGCGTCATCACGTTGTCCGGATAGATGGACACGATTCGGTTGCGGTGGAACTCGATGTAGAAGTGCTTGCCTGACTCGCTGTAATGCAGCACGCAGTTGCGCAGCCCGTGCTTATCAAGCGGTTTGTAGTCGTTCGACTTGCGCCGCGTGTTCCAGATGTCTTCAAGCTGTGAGTAAGTTTTCATCTTGTGCCTCAGATTGGATTCAGGTCCACACCTGCTAACTTCAACTCGACGAGCGCTAACGCCAGCGCGTCGCCCAGTTCGATCGGGTAGTCCACCTCGATCTGCTTCCACTGCATTCGCTCGAGGTACACGTTCACCCCGTACTTGTGCTCGCCCGGCCGCGCCGTGTAGTCGACCACCTGCACGCCGACCGTTGCGCTACGTTTGATTCCCACGTTCCATCCTCCATGTGACCAGCTGTGCCAGCGCGATTTCCTTGGCGGTTTCGACGTCGGTGCCGCGCCAGCACTGGCCGTTATCCCACATGCTGACCATCTGGTATCCGCCGGACGGATTGGCCCAGATGATGACGTCGCACTCTTTACTGTACTTGCCGCGCCATTCGTCCGCGTTCTGCTCCCACTCGATCATTTCATCCTCTCCGCAACGTAGGCAGCGATGGCGGCTTCCTGTGCGTCGATGAGCGTGGAGTGGGGCGCCGAGACCTTCATGCCGTCAAGGATGTAGTAGAACTCCACGCCGTTCTCTTCCACTTTCCACAGCGCCGCGCCATGGTTGCCGTCCTGAGTGACCAGCGCCCAGGTATCGCCCGCTGCTACCATCTCCCAGTTCATGCTCCCATCCGTTTGATCGCCCACGTCCATGCTTTGGCCTCCTCGAGCGTGTCGAACAGCTGCGTTACCACTTCGCCGAAGGTGTTAACATTCCACCTCGATTCCCACTTCCCGCTGGCTAGCTTGCTCAAGATCGCGATCGTAAGCCCGTTACTGTTGCGCAGGATGACTGTCGAACTTTCTCTGGCGCCAGAATACCAATGCATGTTCATGCTCCCATCCTCACGATAGCCAACACGGTGGCCTTGGCCTCCTCGAGGGAGTCGAACCACAGGTCGTCCTGAGCCCAGTACCACCTGTATTCGGTCGGACCCCAGCGCTCTGGCTTGAGGTACGCAACGGGCGGCATGCAGGTGTCGCTGAAAAGGTAGTAGGCGCGCTTATCCTCGGTTCCCGCCCACACCCACTCTTTAATGCTCGAGCTCGAAGTGCACGGTTTCGCCATAGGGGGCCACCACGTTGGAGGAGATGCACCACACCACCGGCATGCCGGGGTCCGTGTCGAAGCCGGTGTAGCCGTCCGTGAGGAACACGGTCACCGCCGGGTCGATGCCGTGCTCGGCCATGAAGTCGAACGCGGCCGGCATGTGGGTGCCGCCGCCGGAGTAGAACTCGAGGCCGACCGGCTCGCCCTGCTCGAACTCGACGTGCTTCTGGACCTGCGTGTCGACGTACAGCACGTGGACCTTCTCGGGGTTGCACTGCTCGACGATGCGGGTCAGGTGGCCGTTGTAGTAGGCGAGCTCCATCTGGCTGATCGAACCGGAGACGTCGACCACGCAGCACAACTCGCCCATCGTCGGCGCCTTTGCCATGCTCGGCAGGTACAGGTCGCTCGGGATGTAGCGGCGGTTCGGACGTTGCCATGACATGTGCGTCGCGGCGAGCGCGGTCATGTGGCGCTCGAGGATGTCGAACCACGGCGTCTTGCTGTCGAGGAAATCGGCGACGAACTCAGCGAGTGCGGCCGGCAGCTTGCCGCGCATCTTCGCTGCCTGCGCGGCCTCGGCCACTTCGATCTTGGCCTGCGCTTCCATCTGCTTGGCTTCGCTCTCGCTGACCGGTGCGCCCTCGTCGAGCACGTCGTCGCCCATGCCCCCTTGGCTATCTCCGCCCCCTTCGCCCTCTCCGCTACCGTCGTCCTGCGGCTGGTCGGGGAGCTCGTCGTAGATGGCTTCGCACGTCTTGTCCTTCGAGCCCGGCATGTTCACCGTGCCTTCGATCGGCTGGCCCACGCCGGCCGTGGTGAGCGTGTCGTTGATCCACGCGTCGGTGGCGTAGTTCCACTTCTTGTGGACGCGGTGGCCGATGCGGTTGGCGTGCTGGCCCATGTAGTGCAGGCACTCGTGGCACAGGCCCCACACCAGCTGCGGCACCGTGAACGACTCGATGGAGGTGGGGTTGTAGTAGATCGTGCCGCGCTTGTCGATCGCGAGGATCGGGATGTCGGTGCGCGCCACCATCGGGCGGCGCAGGAGGATCGATGCAAAGAACGGGTGATCGAGAACGACGGCGGCCTTGGCCTTGTCCAGCTTCGATACGGTTTTCATGTTGGTCCTAAGTAAGTTATTGGTTTGCAGCTTGACGCTCGAAACTCTCCACTGCGTCTTCCATTTCGTCTAGACTTTTCCAGACGGGATCTACTGGGGAGAGCCTTGCGCAGTGTTCCCACTGTTCGATCGTCATTGGCAATGCATCAGCCATCCGCATTCGCACCTTGAGGGCGATGAGACGATCTTCGTCGATGGTCATTTGCTCTCGAACTTCGCTGCGACGCGCGCGGCGGTCACCAGGTCCGCGTCGATGATCTGCACGCTCGGCGGCTCCCTGTCGCCAAGCTCCCACACATATTCACCGTCGCGGTAGTTGTGCTTCATCTGCGTCACGCACGCCAGGAACTCGGTGGCTTTCGATGCCGGCAGCATCAGGTAGCAGTCGTAGCCCGGTTTGATCGCGAGCCAGTTCTCTTCTTTCTTCACGGCCATCGCTTTTTCTCCAGTGACTTGATCTCCGACTTGATGTCGGGCAGGAACCGCCGCATGTTCTTCGGATGCAACGTCCGATACCGGTTAATCGTGTGCTCGTTCGCGCCGGCCATCCGCAGCAGGACCATCGCGGTGGCGTACTTCTCCTGGATCGGCAGCTTCTTACTCTGCTTGTAGGGCATCACATCACCACTGCTTCGATCGGCCCGCGTGAGTGGTAGAGCGCGGTATGGTACGGGCTGAATCTAACCATCGTCTGCGGGAATCCTTCCATGCGATGCGCGACCTTCGCCACGATCACCACTTCCTTGTGCTGCCGCACCAACTTCCTACGTTGCTTGGCGTTCATGCCATCCCCATAAACGGCGCCAGCTTCGCCTGCAGTTCGGCCAGCTTCTTCGCTGCGGACTCACGCGTCGGCTGCGACTCGCGCACCTGATCCTTGTGGTCGTTGACCTTGGCGATGACCTTGTTCAACTCGCCGATCAGCGCGGTGATCTCCGGGTCCTCGTCGAGGTTCAGCTTGCGGGCAATCTCGCAGCCTTCCACCACGTTGGTGATCGCTGAGTCACGGAAGATACTCCCGGTCTCGCCAATCGGCAAGCGCAATTTGTCAACCAAGTGGCTCAAAGGCGCTAACATCCGCATGATGCAATCGCGGCGCGCACCGGCGGCGATCTCCTTCATCGACTGCGCGAAGCCCGCCTTATCGTCCTCTGACAGGTCGAACAGGAAGTGCGACTCATCCGGCAGGGGCGAGAAGCGCAGGTCGAAGCCGATCCGCTCCTTGAATTGCTCAGCGGTGGGGTAGTCATCGACTGTTGCGCGGCCGCCACTCATCGAGCGGTTGCGGAAGTTCATGTCGGCCGCCACGTGCAGGTCCCAGTTGCGCAGCACGTCGGCGATCATGCCGTCGAGGTGGCCCAGGCGCGTCTTCATCTCCTTCGTGTACTCGAGATACATGCCGTTCGCCAGGATGCGCGGGCCGGCGTCCATGTAGGGCAGCGTCATCTTCTTGTGCGCGGTGTAGACCTCGCTCGCGGCCGTCAGGATGCGGTTGACGGGGTTGGCCTTGTCCCGGAAGAGCTTCCGGTTGACCACCAGCGACGCATCGTTCAGCTGGTTTTGTACAATTTCCTCGGCAGCAGCGTCGCGGGATGACATGTGAGCCCGACGCATGGTAAGTTTTACAAGCATCGCCTTCTCATTCAGCTGCGTGGCCTTGATGTTCGGGGGGAGAGTCATGTCCATTTCGTGCCTCAAGTGAGTTAGTGTTGTGTGGCTTACATCCTCTGTGCGATGTACGCGACCACGGCATCGCGCCGGCAGGAGAAGCGCATCGCCCTCGTCTTCGTGTTGTTCATCGCGTACCAGCCGCCTTCGGGCTCGCGGAACACGATGTCCTTCTGGTTGGAGACGAGGTAGTAGCGGACCTTTGCCCGGAATTGGGCAGCATGTCGCCGCTCGATCACGATCCGCCAGCCGTTCTCCAGCGTGTAGTTCGGCCAGTTGCCTTCGTCCTCTTTCTCCTTCTCGGTTATCTTCATCCCAACCTCGCTGCGATGTAGGCGATGCGCCGCGTGGGGTAGTAGCGCGCGCCGGGCTTCGATGTGTTGTCCGGCGTCCAGCCTTCCGCGCAGTCATACGTCACGCAGATGTCCGAGTTGAACCGCATGAACACCGATCCGTCGTTGTAGAAGTAGCAGTAGCCCCCGCCCTCATAGTGGATCGACTGCGGGTACGTGAACTCCTTCGCCTTGATCTTCATCGCGTCACCCTCGAAACCGTGTAAGCGATCAGCCGCGTGGGGTAGGGGCCTTCGTCCACCTGATTCTTGACCACCCAGTAGCCATGCTCGTCCCGGCGGATGAAGGAGGTGGTGGGCGTCTGATCATCCATGTCGTCCTTGATGTAGATCCACCTCGTTCTGTGGTCGCGGAAGATGTCCACCTCCATGTGCCGGCCGTGGAACTCCGCCAGGTAGTACGGCCGCACGGTGTCGCACTTGTCGAAGATCCTCGCCATCTCAGTTGTCGAACCAGATGATCAGCCGCAAGTCGTCGATGCTTTGCTCCTCCTCGAGGTAGATCTCGAACAGCTTTCCCAGCAGCTTGTCGCGGCGATCCTCGTCGAGCATGAGCTCGGGGTAGTACGCCGCGCCGAAGTGCGGCAGCGCCTCGCGCATCGTGAGCCAGGTGAAACTATGCCCGTCGCTCGCCCAGCCCTCGATTTCCATGCGAGCGAGGTCGCTGAGGTCGTCCGGCAAGGTCCGCGGCGTGATGCCTTGGTATCCACGCACGCCGTCGCTCAGCTTGCCGAAGAGCGGGTAGTTCCGGGCACGCACCTCCCAGCTGTTGTACGTCTGGAGGTGCGCGTAGGGGAGTTTGTCATCCTCACTGCGCCGCTTCATGTTGTACTCTTCGATGACGTCCTTCACCACCTCGCTGTACTCGACTTTTCGCCCATCGAAGTCGTTGATGCCAACCCACGCCGTGTCGCCATCGTTGAATGTGTGGCGCCGCTCGAGCACCATGTGGATATCACAGCCCATCGCATTTCCTTTGAATGGTTTCATGGGAGGCCCGACGCGCGGTCGGGCCATGACATGTGTTAGACCAGCACGCTCGCGTTCTTCACGGCCCACTGCACGAACGCCTTCGTGCTCTTTACCTCCGGCTTCATTTTCACTACGTCATTCATAAACAAAACATTGAAGTCCACCGGCAGGCGGTTCGTGTACTCGATGACGCGGTCGATGTTGTCCTTGCTCGTGCGCTGGGCGATCGCGCCGGTCAGGGCGAACGTAACTGCCACATCGGTGGGGACGTCAGCCTGCGCCGGGTTGAGCAGGATCGAGTCGATCGACGGCAGCGCTGCTGCGATCTTGCGGAATGCCGTGTACTCTGCCGCGGCTCCTGCGCCCACTTCGCCCGCTGCGTTATCCATGAAGAGCTCCGGCGCCAGCGTCTCCGGGATCATGTTGACGCGCTCCCATGCGCGCGGCGTCGGGTTGCAGAAGCGGTTCGGGTCGAAGTCCGAGAGCAGGTTCGGCTTGAAGCGCAGGAACTGGATCAGCATCACGTCGATGCCCGCGCCGAGCGCCCAGTCGGTCCAGTCGTCCAGGTTCTCGTCGAAGTCGAAGCGGCGCATGCGGTTAGCCAGCTTCGTGGTGATGCGGTTCGCGCCCGACTTGTCCTCGGTGCGGTTGCCCGTCGCGATGATGTAGGTGTCCGGCGACAGGTGCAGGTCGTTCAGCTTGCGGTCGTGGATCAGTCCGCACAGGCCGTTCTGCATCGGCGTGGTGGCGTCGCTGAGTTCCTCGAGGACGAGCAGGTTGCGCCCTTCGCGCAGCTGGTAGAGCTCCTTCGGCGGCACCCACTCGGTGAACGCGCCGGCGTTGCGCGGCGTGCCGAGCAGGTCGACCGGGTCGCGCAGCGATGCGTTGAACTCGATCACCTGATCGAAGCCGAGGTCGCGGCCCACCTTGCGCGCCAGTTCCGTCTTGCCGCCGCCCGGCTTGCCCAGGATGAACGGGGCGATGCGGTTGGTCGTGGCGAACTGAGCGGTGATCGAGGTGTAGATGTCGGAGAACTTCATGGTGTGATTCCTTTAAGTCAGTTGTTGGTAAGGGGTTTGCTGCAATGAC